AAAATCTAGCTTCTTTTTCTTTCAATCCAGAATCAAAAAGAGACTCAACCATAGATTTTGCAATTTTGTCTTCAGGAATTGTTCCTTCGTCGACAAACGAAATTACTTCATCAAGAAAATCGTCACTGAAATTTTGAAGTTGAGTCGTATCATTGTAAAGCTGATGATATGCGTTATCTATACTTCCCATTTCGTCTAAAAAAGCAAGTGGATCTTTTATATCAAGAATCTCGACCATATCAATGGCTTCTGGATTTTCAAGAGCATCCTCGACCATTGCTTGCCTGACTTTTGGCATTGTAAAAAGATCAGACAGACCTTCTAATGCACCTCTAACTATTTTACTTTTTGGACCTGCCACCTTTTTTCTCCTTTTTGTAGCCAGAGGCATAGATGGCACGACCCTGACGTTCAGCTGCTTCCTTGGTTTTATAAACCTTGCCAGAGTTGCCCCATCTATAACCACCTTTGACTTTGCGAACAGGCATTATTTCCTTTTGCCCATCTTTTTGCCCATCTTCTTCATAATTTTCTTTGGCTTTTTCTTCATGCCCGTAGATTTCTTTTTGCTGTGATACATAATTTTCTCCTTACCATGCTTTACATGACCAATACCGAGCTTTAGTTTTTGGTCCAGGATTGTCACAATTGTGTCTTGCTCGGAAATTACTTCTTCTTCCTTTCTGATTCTTTTTAATCCTCATATTTGGATCGCCAAAAGTTACACGCTTAACTCTACTGCCATCCATAACATAAACAACAGATTTTTTCTTACCATAGCTCGTTTCGCCTTTTGCGATACGACGAGGTTTGTTAAGAGTTACTTTTCGACCTTTGTATGTAGCCAACTTTATTTTCCTTTTCAGCTGTTTCACCTGAACAGCATGGTGATATATTTATCCTACATTTAGTGCATTGAATGTGTCCGTGAACTTCTACGACATTCTGAGGAGAGTAGCAATATGGACAGTACATTTTCTCCAACATTTATTTTTTATGCAGTTTTTGAACATCAAAATTAGCTTTTAGGCTTGCACCTTTATGTGGTTTATATCCACCAACAGGATTTTTCATAAGTTTGAAACCTTTGCCTGATTTCATCCAATGAAAACCTTTAGGAGCTGAAACTGATTTTTTCATGATTTTTTCGCAGTCTTTGCTGCATTCTTAAAAGCAGTCTTTGTTGGTGCACCTTTGGAGCCAACCTTGCGTTTCTTCTTAGTCTTGCCTGCACCTAGTTGTTTAAGACGTATATTGCGATATAAACTGGGCTTCTGGGCTTTTGCCTTTGCAATCTTTTGTTTCTTTGTTAATTCTTTAGCCATAACTGTGATCCTTTAAAACTTTGTCCATCATGCCATGAACATCACCATCATGGATTTTGATGACTTTGACTTGCATTTCGTTGTCTTCCATCATCTCTTCATCTTCCATCATGCCAGAGTCTTTGAGCATAGTTTCATGACAAAGCATTAAAAAATTCTCAAGCTGAGAATCATCTAAAGGAACATCATCAGATGAAAATCCCATCTTTGCTTCAAACATCGCTTTCATGTCAACATGTTCAGCCATTGCCTTTCTCCTTCATAAAAATTCCAAGACCCACTGTTATAGCAGAAATAATTAAAAACACAGTTGCAGCTGATGGAAAAACCATTGACAAAACAATGCCACCAACACCAACAGCAAGCCAGCTTGTTGGCTCAACGATGCGATCTTTTACCCAGTCTAAAATATTATCCATTTTACTCTCCTGTTTTTTGACGAAGGTTTCTTAAGAACGATCCTAGATCATTAATATCTTCGGGTAGATTTTCAAGAGCACCAACTGCTCTTTGATATTCATCAAATTCCATATCAGTTGTCGAGCCAGAACCCATTGGATTAGCAACACCAGTTGTCATTGTTGCAGCTTCAGCAGGAGTTATTGCACCAGACTGAACATCTTGCAACAATTTATTTTGTTGTCTAACCATACCTAAACTATTTTGTGCTTCTGGTGCTCCAGACATCATCATTGCATTTGGATCGCCTTCCTCTTCAGCTCTCCTCAAACGAGCTAAAGCATCCATGTAAGTTTGATATGCTCTTTGCTCAAGTTGGTTTCGACGAGATGGTAACATATTATTCATCATGTCAATTTCTTTATTTGTAACTCGACCCATTGATGTTGGTCCAGATGGTGTGTAGTCCATTGGCAGTTTCATTATAAAATTTCCTCTTTTACTGCTTTAGCATTATCACGTTGAATGTCGGCAGCAGCTTTTGCCTCTTCCAACTGAATGTCTGAACTTGCTTTTTGCTGTGCTATTTGAACTTCAGCTTGTAGTTTTGCTATCTTAGCTTCCATGTCAGCTTGCATCTTCATCATTTGTGCCTGAAGTTGCTGCTGTGCTTTTGCTTGATCAATAGCCATATCAGATTGTGCCTTAGCCTGATCAGCTTGAATCTCTGCCTCGGTGCGAACTTTCAGAGCTTCAGCTTCAAGCTGGGCAAGTTGTCTTGCATAATCTAAAGGATTTTGTTGCTGGCCAGCAGCACCAGACAATCCAGCGATTGGTTGCATTTGAGGAACATTTTGAACAACCTGTGCAGCTCGTTCAGCAATTGCATCATCCATCTCTTGCGGAATGTCCTCAAACTTAAATTTAGGATCACGAAGATTCGGAAGTTCTGGCATATCAATGCCCATAGCTTTCTCCATTCGCAAACGATACAGCAATGCAACATGCTCTGCAATATGAGCAATAAGAATTGGTTGTAGAGCTTTTGCTGCTGGATTTCCTGCGAGAGATGGATCACTCATAAACTGAACATGCACAGCTATGTGTGCTTCGTGATTCTGCTCACTGAAAGCCTTAATTGGTTTGCCAAGTAATACAGCCATGTTCTCATCAACAGGATCGAGTTGTGCAGCTTCCTCTGGCTCTATAAGTATTTCGTCAATATTTTGAACACGAACTGCCTCGTACATTCTTTTATAGGCTTCATACATATCGTGAAGTTGTGGTGCACTTTGTGCCATTTGCAATATTGCTTGTGCTTGTGCGATGCGTTGGGTTGCACTAAATATATTTGGATCAGAAACTGGTATAACATCTATGCGATCATCAAAGTCTGATCTTTGAATAAAACTAGAGGAACCAGACTGTGCAAAATCAACTCTGTCTTCAAGATGCATGGAGTTGAGTCCAACCATAATTTTAAACTCATTACCTTGCGAAACATGCAATCTTTTATGCACTGCACTGAATATTTTTGAACCCTGCTCAAGCAGAGCAACTGTCGTGCCAACAGGTGCTTGGTTTGTTGCATCGCCAACATTCAAATCAGCAATGGCTGCAAATCGCTGGCCAGCTTCAACAATAAATCCTAGCAACTGAAACAAAGTGCTTGATGGCTCTTTGAAAGGCAGAGGCATAACAGCCTTCTTAACATCATCAACAGTCGCATCAAGATCAACAAACTCTCCAGGAGAAATGTCCATCTCTCCTCCAGGAACACGACCTTTAAGTTTGAAGCCACCTTGCATATTTGAAAATGCAGCTGAGTCTAAAAGAGCACGAAGAGAACCTGTTGCAACTTTACCGAGACCACCAATAATATGATAAAGACCAAAGCCATAAAATCCTAGTCCAGGAAGAAATTTGTATTCGACAAACCACTCTCTTTTTTCTTGACGTTCATCATCCTCATGCCAGTTGCGACGAATCGAAACTATCTTTTCAGTGCTTTGCTCAATTGTTATACAGTATGGAAGTGCAACTGCATCCTCATCTGAAGAATCTGCACCATCAATTCCATCAAACATATAGTAGGTATGCATCTCCAAAAGAACAACTGTGCCATCATCACGCTCTGCATTATAAGAAGAAATGCCTTCTATCTCTTCAACTGTTCCGGAGTCATCATCAGCACCAGAGGAGTAAGGATCAAGAGGTTCGTAATAACCAGCTTTGACGAATCGGTTGTAGTCGTTTCTCGAGAGTTTAATAATGTGAGTGTAGCGAGGTGAAGTTTTTAGGTCTGTGCTATCAGGCGAAACAACAAAGTCTTCTGCCTGCACGAAACGTGCTGTTAATCTTTCAAAAGATGGATCATACCACACCTTTTTAAATGTCTGGCCAACCAGAGGCAGGTGGAAAAGCATCTTGTCAAGATCAGGGAAAAACTCTGGCATCTCCTGTGTTATTTGATAATTCATGTAATCTTTAACACGAGTTGCTTGCTCTTCTAATTCATCATTCGCTTCACCAATAATTACTGTTCGCACTGGACCACCAGAAGGATAAAGCTCGGCAATTGCTCGTGATTGAAATTGTGTTGCAGCTTCTGCGATAAGTGGATGAACAACTTGGCTTAAACCACGAATGGCACGATCTTCATCATCGTCATGCAAATTGCCATCAGGATCTAAAGTTTTCAATCCATCTTTGTATCTTTGCTCCCATTCCATTCTGCCAGATTTATCTGTTTCGAAATAATCGATTAGCTCAGAGGCAGAATCTTTAAGTTCTCTCTCATCTATCTGGTCAACAAGATTTTGATCAAAAGATGTTTCAGGCTCGTCGTCAGGTTTATCGAAAGCACCAACAAGAACTTCACCTGTCGGAAGCTCTTCTACTTCAAGGCTGTCTGCGGGAGCACCTTCAGAAAAAGGAATAACAGCAGTTGGATCTTTAGCCATACATCACCACCTTTTGTCTTGGTTGTTCTTCATCATCCTCCCAGTCTTCTGAGTGAGTTAAGAACCAACCTTTTCTCAAGCGTAACCAAGCCTGAGTGCATGTGTCTACAATATCATCATTCTCCCCAACAGGGAATGCTGCACAAATACTGATTAAATCTTTAGCCCATTTTTTGCCAGAAGGAAACCAAATTCGTCCATCTTCAAGTAATGCAGATGCTGCATGTGCACGTGCCTGTTTGTCTCTATCAGGCATATACTCAAGTACAGGGACACCAGCCATTCTTAAATCTTGTATTAAACTTTGTCCGGATGCCTTTTTCTCTATGAGAACAGCGTCTGGTTCGTACTCAGAATATGCATCTTGTGCTTCCCTGCGTAAATCTGGGTAGCTAACTCTATCGTACCAGCAATCAACGACAATCGCATTCCAAGTGTTTTCAAACATAAAGACACCCCAAGTTGTTCTTGCTGAGTAACTCGATCTTTCTTTCTCTGAGTAAGCAGTATCCCATGACTGAATAACATATTCAATGTTCGGTAAATCTTCTTTCTCCCAAGCTCGCCACCATTTGCTTTTAAGTATTGTGCCACCACGAGGCATTGGTCTTTGCTGAAGCTGTCCAGCAGTTGCATATTCGCCTAAGGATCTTTCAAGATTAGAAAGTGTTTTTTCATCAACTCTTTGTGGCCAGAGAAGTTCACCACGTTTTTTACGTGGATCTAAATTACCACCAGAGCCACTAACAATGGATGGGTGGTCTGGTTCGTAACGAGCTGGCAAACAAAGATGGCTCCAATCGTTTCCAAGATCATTAGCCAATATGTGTCCTGTCAAATCAGCTTCATGCACACGTTGCATAATAATAACGAAAGCACCAGTCTGCGGATCATTAAGACGAGTTTGCATAGCTTGATCCCACCAATCAAGAACACCCTCTCGAACTGTTGAACTTTCTGCCTCACGAACATTATGCGGATCATCAATAACAATTATGTCGCCACCTTCACCAGTCAATGCACCATCAACAGAGGTTGCTATCCGATAGCCTGTTTGATCATTATCAAATCTTTGTTTCTGGTTTTGATCAGTTGTAAGTTGAAATTGGTTTCCAAAATGTTCTTTATACCAAGGCGAATCTATAAGCCTTCGACATTTAACAGAGTCTCTAATTGATAAAGAATTTGCATACGATGCGAACAAAAATCTTTTTCTAGGATCTCTTGTCCAAATCCAAGCTGGCAAAGCAACCGAAGATGTTATGCTTTTCATATGCCTTGGAGGAATGTTTATTATAAGACGACGAATATCACCCTCAGCAACTGCTTGGAGATATTCACAAATCGCATCAATGTGCCAGTTGTCGTAAAAACTACGAGCTGGCTCGATTACTTGCCAAGAGTTCAGGATAAACTGTTTCAGAGATCTCTTCATTTTCTCTGCTCGAATCTCCGTCAATGACAGCGTGTTCAAGAACTCGTTCAATTGTGGTGAGGTCATTATCGCTCAATGCACTAATGTCGATGACCTTGCGTTCTTCAATCGTTTGATTGATCTCAACTGCCTTCAGATCAGGAACGCATTTGGCCAACAAAGTTTTGGCAGCTGATATTCTCAACTCAGGATCTGCAGAAATTTTTCCAACATGTTTTACATTGCCTTCCTCATCCTGTGCATAAACAGGAAATATTTCTTTACCGAGCATAACAGAAGAAAGAAAGCCAGCTGGATCTGCTTGACCCATAATCCAATTTTGCAAAGCTCTATGATTCCATTTGTATGGTTTTTTGCGACCAGCTTGTTGTGTCTTGAGTGGTTCAACAGAACTGAAACGACCATCAAATTTTACATCCTGACTAACTTTGCCATCCCACTTCAAATGAGAGTTATGCGGACTATCATCAACTGGTCTTTGAACTTGAACTTTTGGCTCTGGTTTTTTACGTGGACGACCACGTTTCTTTTTTGCTGTCTCTGGCAATGTAAATTATCCTGTAAAACATTGTCACGTAATAAATATACATCAATAAGGTTATCTTATGTTTGAGCAAAAAGAAAGCCCCAATTTCTTGGGGCTAGTTTAGGGAGTAGTTTACATGAAATATACGTGTAATGTTTTATTTTATTCTGAACAATCTTCAAAAGTCAAGCAACTTTTTTTAAAGAAACCTCCTGCTGTTCATTCATCCAATCAACTGCCTCTTGAGATTTAGTTGCAGCTGTGAAGATAAATTGTTTATCATTGCGGAGAGCTTCAAGCCAGCCTTTAATATAAGCAACGTGATCATCACGCATTTCAGAACTAATGCCTAACTGTTCGCAAAGCATCGCAGCTCCAATCTCAGCAACCAACTCTTCAGCAGCATAACTTTTCATGTTTCTGTCGCAACGAGATTCGTGCATAGTCGCATGAATATTCTCATGAGCTAATGTAGCATAATAAGTCTCAGTTGCCGAAGAAGTTTTAGTTGCATTAAAATCTTTACGAGTTGGCATACTTATCGAATCAGTAGAAGGTCTGTAAGAAGCACAGCCACCAGAGGTTTCTTTAGTACTAACACCAATGTTATTAAAAAATGCATCAGCTTCATTGATGATCTGAGTTTCATCTTTTAGATCTTCAGCTGGAGCTTCCCAACCAGTTACCTGCTCTGAATTAAACACATTGTAGTATTTTGCCCAAGCCACAGTTTTCTCTTCACCAGTTTCTTTGTCTTCAATTTTTTTAGTATTCCAAAATACAATTTGTGTGCTCTTTTCACCAGCCTGAACATTGTACTTAGATGGTTTAGTAATTTTCCACTTGCCATTAACTTTTTCTTTGATGCCACCACCAGCTGTGAACCATTGATTCCAAGTACCCCAATATGGAGAAGAGTAGCCAGCCATCGCAAGCAACAATATATTAATGCCACGATACTTAATATTAGTTTGGAAATTTTGAGTGCCGAAAGTTGTGAATGGCATCTCGAACTTACCAACAGTCTCGAACTTTTCGATGATGCGATTTGCTACATCTTGTTTGACATCAAATTTTTTCATATTTCTTCCTTTCTAAAAGTTAGCAATCTCGCTAACAAAGACATTATTGCTGATAATGATAACAATGTCAAGCAAATAATGCCGATGTTCGGCACTTTTTTCCGACCTATTTTCACATTGGCATCGCACTTAAATTATTGATATCATTAAATAAAACAACGATGCGATGCCCGATGCCGACAATTCCCATATTTTTTAATGAAATTTTTTTTGCTCAGATCTCTTATATAACACTTGCTTTTTCTAAAAAACTCAGGCACTGTAAAAATTCACTGAGAAAGGAAAACTTGACTTAGCTTTTATGATGAGACATACTAGCTAACCTGCTGAGAAAGGATACATATAATGCAGACATTTTTACCATTGCCCTCAATGGGCGAATCTGTTCGTTGCTTGGACAACAAGCGACTGGGCAAACAACGAGTTGAGGCTTTACAAATATTGAAAGCTCTTAATGGTGAATACGACAACACTGGTGCTTGGATCAATCATCCTGCTACAAAAATGTGGCGAGGATATGAAGGTGCTTTGACTTTTTATAAAGACCTTTGCATTGAAGAGTGGATTCGTCGTGGCTTCAAAAACACGATGGACTGGAAACAAGAGCATGCAGTAAAGATGCCACCATGGATCGGACGCAATGAAATACATGCGAGTCATCGATCTAATTTGTTGCGTAAAGAACCAGAATATTATTCACAATTTAATTGGGAGGAGCCAGACGACATGCCATATGTTTGGCCAGTGAAATGAGCACAGTATATATTGTTCAAGCACCACGTGAAAACAAATTTGGCTGGACACCAGATTTAACTGATGCAGCTCGCTATGGAAAAATGGTTTCAGTTTTTGAACCACATGAGAAACCACAATTTTTACCAGTGCCAAGTTTGCGGAAAGCACGTGAGATTATGAAAGATTTTGGACCAGAGGATTATTTGCTCTGGGCTGGAGGAGGAGATCCTATTGCAGTATCGATATGTTCGATGGTTGCAGGAGAGAAATCCTCAATTGTACGTTTCTTGAGATGGGAGCGTAATCGTGAAGAAGGTGTCAGGGATAGACGCAAAGGATGGTATATGCCTGTCGCCATTGAGCTAAAAAGAAAGGAGGATTGATGAACGATATCAATCTGCTTGAGGACGTGGCACCTGCGTCCAACGAACTAGGTGCAATTGCCGAAGCTGCACAAAGAGCAAAAGTTCTCAGAGATGAGATCGAACAGCTCACGCAACAGCTGAAGGAAAAAGAGCAGAAACTTAAATCTCTAACTGAACAAGAGATGCCTGACTTAATGCACGAACTTAATGTTAAAGAGTTCACTTTGACGGATGGTTCTCATGTTGGTCTTAAAGATATTGTCTCTGTGTCTATACCTTCAGCTGGTGCAATTGAGCGAGCTAAAGGTGATAACAAAGAGGAACTCTACGAACGACAGCAGTCGTGCTTTGAATGGTTGCGGTCGAATGGTGGAGGTGAACTCATCAAATCAAATGTCGAGATAGCATTCGGCAAAGGTGAAGATGAAAATTGTAAGCAATTCAAAAAAGAGTTGCGTGACAAGAAAATTTTTTATCGTGATTCGATGGGGGTGCATCCTCAATCACTGAGAGCATTCATTGGTGAATGTTTGGAGCGAGGAATGAAAGTTCCAAGCGAAATGTTTAAACTATACACAGGACAAAAAGTCCAGATAAGGAGACCATAATGGCAAAACAAGCTGTAGCTAAAAAGAAAGATAATGTTGTTGCACTCGTCAATGATGAGATGCTATTCGAAGACAAAGGTGCTGGAGCAGAAGGCATTGGCACACAAGATCTCATGGTGCCACGAATACAAATTTTACAATCCATGAGTCCACAAGTAAATAAGCGTGATGGCAAATATGTCGATGGTGCTGAGGTTGGGCATATTTTCAACACAGTATCAGGAGAAGCTGTTGATGGAGAAAAAGGCATCACAGTTGTTCCTATTAAATATCGTCGTGCCCATATTGAATGGAAGCCAAATCGTGGTGGCTTTGTTCGTGACCATGGTTCTGATGCATCTATTCTTGAACAATGCACACAAGAAGAAGATTATAAACAAAGACTCGACAATGGCAATGAAATTGTCACAACATCTGAGTACTTTTTGTTTATTATTAATAAAGATGGATCTCATGATCCTGCATTATTAAGCATGTCATCAAGCCAGCTGAAGAAAGCTCGTCGTTGGAACTCAATGATGAACCATCTAAGAATACCGAAGCCAGATGGATCAGGCATATTTAATCCAGCGATGTTTTATGCTTCCTATAAACTGACAACTGTACCAGAGTCAAATGATCAAGGTGATTGGTTTGGTTGGGATGTTGAATGTCTTGATGGAAACTCCGGAGGTATTTTAGAAAGTCTGAAAAATGGACAAGGAGTTTACATGGATGCACGTTCTTTCAAGGAACAAGTCTCTGAGGGGAGGGTGTCAGCAGCACCAGAAGACGAACAGTTCTAAGAAAGGATGTGAGGGGGAGGCTTCGGTCTCCCCCAATTCATGGAGGGAAGATGCGTGAATAAAAATACAAAAAGATTCATGGCTTTGTTCGATGGTTACGAAAAAGCACACGGACAATACAGAGTGACAAGTAAAGGTGATGATGGAAAGTTATCAGGACGTGCTATAACAAATTCAGAACCAGCATCAAAAGAAAATTATACTGAGCACTTAGAAGGTGGTCAATATATACTTGGCATCATCATGCTCAAAGAAAATAATACATGTTCTTTTGGTTGCATTGATATTGACATTCGTGGTGTGGTAAAACTTGAAGAGCCATTAGAAGAATTAGAAAAGAAAATAAGACATACGCCACTCGTTCTTTGCAGATCAAAAAGTGGTGGTGCACATTTATATTTATTTTGTGATCCTGCAATTCCTGCACCAGATATGGTAGCAAAGTTGAATGGATTCTCAGCACAACTTGGTTATGGTGGAGCTGAGATATTTCCCAAGCAGGTATCACGTGCTAATGAACAAGATCGTGGTAACTGGATAAATCTTGCATACCATGGTGGTGACAAATCAGAACGCTATGCAATTCATGAAGGAAAAAAATTAGACCTCAAAGGTTTTTTAGATCTTGCTGAGAGTAAAAGAGTTAGGCAAGAGCAACTTGATAAATTTGAGCCAAATTTAGTTGAACTTTTTAATGATGGTCCACCATGTCTTCAACACCTCTCAACGATGGGTTTTCCAGAGGGAACACGCAACGTCTCTCTTTTTAATATAGGTGTCTACTATCGCAAGAAAAATCCAGATGATTGGCAAGAAGAAGTCATGAAACACAACTACGAGCATTTTGATCCACCACTGTCAAGTGGTGAAGCTGGGGGTGTCATAAAAGGAGTTGCCAAAAAAGAATATGCCTATACTTGCAAGCAGTCACCAATATGTAATTACTGTGAAAAAACAAAATGTCTAAAACGAGCTTACGGAGTTGGTGGTAATTTTAGTGGCAATGCAATAGAAATTGACTCGATAACGAAATATGAAACTGAGAACAGATCTTCTGTGCGTTGGTATGTTGAGATGCAAGGTGAACGTATCGAAGTTACGACAGACCAACTGCTTGAGCAAAGAAAACTTCAAAGACTTTGTGTTGAGAAATTAAATAAGTGTCCATCAATTATGCCTCAGCCACGTTGGGAAAGTCGCATCAATGAATTGCTAACTGTTGTTGAAGTTATTAATGATCCTGATGATGCATCTCCTCGTGGCCAGTTCGAGAAAGTTTTAGATTCGTTTTTAACTGGTAAGGTGCAAGCAAGGCATCGTGATGAAATAATGAACGCTAAGCCATGGCACGACCCAGAGGCAGAAAAAGTGTATTTCCGATCTGAAGATCTTTTCATATACTTAGAGGCTAGGCGATTTCGATTCCACTCCCAGCACCAGATATGGTCTTGGTTAAGAGAGATTGGTGGTGATAGAGATCAGTTTAGAATAAAAGGAAAAGCTATTAAAGTCTGGTCAGTTCCCGCACCAGAGTTTTACGAGGAGGAGCCACTAGGATTACCTCCAACAATAGAGGAGAACTTTTAATATGACATCGCCAGAAGAATATATGAAAAAAGAAGACAGAGAGAAGCAAGGCGAAAGATTTAAATCTATGACAGATAACAAAATAGAAAGTGTTCTGTCATCAGTTGAAAATGTTTTAGACAAAGGGTCATTTAATTTGTCGATGATTGACGATGTAAAATTTTTGAGAGATTGGGTAGCGAAGGTTAGATATGGCAACACAATCTCGAGTTAATATAATACTTGGTCCTCCAGGAACTGGGAAGACAACAACACTCCTCAACATTGTTGATGAGGCAATTGAATCTGGAACACCACCAGAACGGATTGCTTATTTAGCTTTTACTCGAAAAGCTGCATATGAAGCTCAAGAGCGAGCCATGGCAAGATTTAATATTGATGAAAGCAGATTGCCATATTTTCGGACACTTCACTCACTTGCATTTCGCCAGCTTGGAATTCAACGTGATGAAGTTATGACTGAAAGCCATCTGAGAAAGTTAGGTAAGACTCTCGGTGTTGAGTTTCGAGGAGTGTATGATGATGCTGTTCACATGCCAATTGGAGATGGACTTGGTGATAAATGTGCTCGAGTTGAGGCATTGAGTCGTGTAAGAATCTGTTCAGTTGAACAACAATATGAATTGTCAAATGAGCCAGACCTAACACTTCATGCATGCCAGCAATTTTCAAAAGTTATCAAAAGATACAAAACAGAAAATGGCTTGCTTGATTTTACAGATATGCTTGAAAGATATGATAAAGAATTAGATGTTGATATATGCATTTTTGATGAAGCTCAAGATTTATCAGCACTTCAATATAAAATGGCAATAAATCTTTCCAAATCAGCATCAAAAATTTATATTGCTGGTGATGATGATCAAGCAATATTTGGATGGGCAGGTGCTGACATAAGAAAATTTTTGTCACTTGAAGGCAATAGAATTGTTTTGCCTCAAAGTTATAGAACACCAACATCGATACACAATTTTTCACAGAACATCTGCTCTAGGATAAAAAATAGATATAATAAAGATTGGACACCAAGAGAAGAAATTGGTAATGTTGAATGGGTTTCACATGAAGAAGAATTAGATCTGTCAGGATCTGAGTCTTGGATGCTTTTGTCAAGATCTAAATTTTTCTTAACGAGGTTTAAGAAAATATGTCAGCAGCAAGGTTATGCATATAAGATGTTCGGAGCATCATCAACTAATACCAGTGAAACTCGTGCAATAATATCTTGGGAGAATCTGCGAAAAAATAAAACTATTTCTGTTTCTGAGGCAAAAAATTTAATTCAATTTATTCCAATAAAAATTAAGTTGCCTGTCTTACAAAGCTACACGCTGAAAGATTTCGGATTTAGCAGTGATGCAAAACAACATAATTGGATGACTATGTTGAGAAACATAGCACCAGACGAAAGAGAATATCTTAGAGCATGTTTGCACAATGGTGAAAAATTTGGTGATGAGCCTCGCATAACAATCAGCACAATTCATCAAGTTAAAGGTGGTGAAGCTGACAATGTTGCACTGGTTACTGACATGGGTGGATTGTCATGGAAGGCAAGCACCACAGATGAGGAGATAAGAGTTTGGTATGTGGCAGCAACACGTGCTCGGAAAAACCTGTTTTTGGTTCGACCAAGGACATTAAAATTTTTTGACCTGTGATTAAGTTATTGATTTATAAAGAAAAGAAAATACTTTACTTTTTATTAGTAATCGGCAATAATGTCTTCGTTAACTGAGAAAGGAAAGTGAAATGGTAAAATTTAAGATTCATGTTCATTGTGCTGATTGTGCTGGTTATGGTGTTGTGTCTGATGGCCACCCTAATGATCCCAGTTCTAGAAATGTTCTTTGTAAAGAATGTGATGGCACAGGAAAAGATTCTTTTATTGATGAAATGGAGTATGACTCTATTACAGATGTTATACAAGATTATCCAAAGGCCATTGGCTTTACATATGTTGACTCTAACCCGCAACTTAAAAATTATACATACATTAGAAAGGAAACAAAATGACTACAGTATATGGATTATATCACACTGGCAAAGAAGCACCTAAGATTGAAGTTTTTGCATCAGCTGAAATTGCTAGAAGTTCTGGAAATGGATTCAGCATCGTTGAAAAGCAAAGTTGCTTGAATGATGTTAGGATATTTCCAACCAGCTTACTTATTGATATTTACAATATCAATGCAGAGCGTAAAGTTTCTAGATTTAGAGACCGAGCAACTGCAGAAAGTCGGGTGTGGAAAATGCTAACTGAGCAAGAAGCTCCTCAGGAGCAAACTCCTCAGGAGCAAACAGAAGCACCTAAAGAGGTTTCTAAGAAACCAAAAAAATTACACAATGGAGGTTACAATAATTCTAAAAGATTTGCGAATCGTAGAATTATTTCCAAAGTTACTTCTAATCCTCGAACAAAGAAAACTGGTTATGGATACAATTCAATGGAAATTGTTATCAATGCCGGAGAGTCTGGAATCTTATACGAAGAGTATATCAGACTTGGAGGAAGAGATGTTGATCTTCGTTGGGATCTTGATAGAGAAAATGTTTTTGTTACACCATCTGAAAAATAATATTAATGGAGGGGAACATGTTCCCCTCCATATATTTAAAGGTAAAATATTATGAGATTAGAAATAATATCAGAGGACACTGAACATCAAGGTGCAAGAAAGACTCATTTATCTAGACATTGCTGGGAACTTTCTAGATCACCTGATGATACGACACCACTCGAAACAATTTTATCAATTGATGCACCAGTGAATGAAATTCCATCTTTCGTTATTGGGGTTGAGTGCACAATTCTTGAAAGAGAAATTTTTGCATCTTTCCGAGACCATGTGATGTGGGCAAGAACATCAAGAGTTGATGCCCCATCACAATTTCAAGCTCCTGAGTTTTTTGAAAACCAGTATAAACATCACTTGGCAGCAATAAGAGATAGAATCTTTTTTGAGATTTCAAAAGGTGTTATTCAAGATGAGTACCGAATGTTAATTCCACTTTGTTCTTTAACATCATTTAGCACAAGATTGTCTTGGCGAGGTTTGATTAAGTTATATAAAATGTATGAACATCTTGCCGAGATAGATGGATATTTTAATATTGGTCTTAATGCTCTTGAAGAAAAATTTAAATTATCAAAATTTGCAAAGAATTATAGCTTCGCAGATGTTTTGCCTTCTTTAGAAAAAGAAAATTGTATCTCTGAGAGAAGTGGTCCAATGGTAACAATATTTCAAGAAATGCCAATTGGCTTGAGAGCACAAGTTGTTCGTCACAGGAATTTTACAATACACGACAATTTAAAAGATATAATTAATCAGGAAGATTTTTGGATCAAAACAATTGGAGACCCAATGCTTGTTTCTATTTCTGCTTCAGCTGAATTTTGGAAAACTGTCGTAAACAAAAGGCAGTGCTGGATAGCTCAATATGGAATATGGTCTGAGATAATACAAGAAGCTCAAATGTTTCTTGATATTGATGAGAATGATTTACCATGTTCTGATGGCTTTTGTCCATACACAAGGGATGCTGAAATAAGGCATACCGATGACGATCCTGGAGCACCTTGTCCAATACATAGCAATTTAACAAATACACCAGTTCAAGAAAAATATCTTAACTCGATAGAAATCGAAGCAAGCTATCGACCAAACTTTTGGAAAAAACACATAGAAAAAATGGAGGTTACTAATGCTTAAAATTTATCTTGCAGGACCATTCTTTAACGAAAAACAGATTGATCTTATAGAGAGAATCGAATCTGAGTTTGATAAATATGGATTCGATTATTTTTCTCCAAGAAAAGGTGGTGGTGTTTTATCACATTTATCACCAGAGGAGAGAACTAAAGAATCGAAAAGGATATACGAAAGCAATGTCCGAGAGATGATTAATGCGAATGTTCTTTTTGCAATAATTGATGGAAGAGACACAGGAACTGTCTATGAGATGGGATATTTCAAAGCTCTTACAGATCATTTTAAATATAAAAGTGGTCGCTCCGAAAAAGATTTACAGAGATATTCAGTAACCTGTACAGACGAAAATTTTGGTTTGAATATAATGATAAAAGAATCTGTTGATGCTCACATTGTTGGCAACAAAGATTTACAAAATTTCTGTGGAATACTTGCTGGTAATTGGGACGCCCCAGTTGGAAAAGAGAATGATCCAAAGTGGCAAAACAATTATGAAAGAAGAGAAAAAATATTGAGTCAGTTTCAAAACTTTAACCCAGATGTTATCTGATGAATGTTGTAAAAATATTTAGTATATCTCAGAGCATGTCGTCTATCAATAGATATTCGCAGATAAATCTTTTGCACCCAGAGTCAGTTCTTGAGCACACAGGATTTGTTTGCCTATTTACTTATTTAACATGTTCTGAGATAAATTTCTCTTGTGAGAAAAAAATAAATACTGGTTTGGCTTTGATGAAAGCAGTGTTTCATGATGTTGATGAAGTTGTAACTGGGGACATACCTAGGCCAACGAAATATTTTAGTGAGGAGTCAAAAAATATATTTGACAAAATTGCATCACAAGGAATAAATCAAATAATATCTGAACTTGGTATTAAAAGTAGTGAAAGTTCTCAAGAGATAGAAAATCTTTGGAGAGAATCAAAGAATGATGAAGAAGGTCGGATTGTTGCTCTCTCAGATCTTGCAGCTGTAGTATACAAAATTTGGGAGGAAGTTATTCTACTTGGAAACAAAAAACTCGTCCTTCAAGGTAAGCAGGTTTTTGGCTATATAGAGGATTTTGCAAGTTCTCTTGATAGCCAAGAAATAAACGAACAACATAGAACTGTTATTGAAGATGTTATCTGCCAGCTTTTGAATATTTCTTCCAAAATAAAAGATATGGAAGATCCAATGATTGGAACTTTAGCATCTCTTAACAATCCAGAAAAAAATTAGAAAGGAGATAATAATGAGAAAGGAAATAATATTTTTAACTTTAATACTTGGAGCGTGCTCAACAGACAAACTGAGTGAGGCACCAAGTTGGTATACATCACCACCAGATGATAAAAATTCACTTTATGCATCTGGATATGCATCTGATCAAAACCTTCAGTTTGCTATCGAAGTTTCTGAGCTAAGTGCAAAAAGGACAATTGCAAGCCAGATTTCTACAACTGTCAATGGGCAGTCAAAATATTATCGTGGAGCTGGTGGTAAAAATCTTTCTGAGATTGCATCTGTTGAAACAATAAATAATGTTAACCTGTCTGGATTTAAAAGAGAGGAAATTGAAGTTGTTGAGCATGAAGGAGTGTTCAATGTTTATATGTTACTTGCTTACAGATTAGACAACATGTCTCAAGAGCCAGAAATATTTGAAAGTATAAAAAATGATTAAGAATATAATAATTTTGTTTATGGCTTTTTGCATATTTGTTTTAGCAAATAAGAGTGTTGATGAGACAGTGGAAGAAGCATTCACCAGAGTTGGAAAAAACATGTACACAACAACAATGAACATCGTTAAAGGAAGCATAGATAATGGTTGAGAGAATAATACTATGTGACCTTGATGGGACACTCTGCAACTGTGAGCACAGATTAAATTTCGCAGAACAAAAGAATTGGGATGCATTCAATGAGCGTTGTACAAACGATACAGTTAACTATGATATTGCTAACATTATTAGCAATTTAAGATCTGAAGAAACTCATATTTATCTTGTTTCTGGTCGAGATACTCGTTACAAAACGCACACAGTAGAATGGCTGAGGCTTAATGATATTTATTATGATCGTTTGATTATGAGAGAGAGTAGCGACCATCGTCCAGATCATGTTGTCAAAGAGTCATTTTTAGATAGCTTAATCGATAAGAAAAAAGTTTGGTTTGTTTTGGATGATAGAAAATCAGTTGTTGAAATGTGGCGAAAAAATGGACTACGTTGTTTACAAGTTCAGGAAGGAGATTTTTAATATTTTGGAAGATAATAAAAAATTATTAAAACGCATTAAAGTTTTGGAAAAATCTTTAAAAGAGATAATAAGCATAGCAAGTGTCTCTGAAGGACATGCAGCAGAATTCTATGGAATGTTGGCAAAAAAAGGTCTTGAAAGGAAAGAAGATGATTGAAATACGTTTAATTGGAAATGACATTGAAATTGATAATCAAAAAGTTGCCAGAGTTTTAGACATCTCAGCAAGTATGATGGATGATCTTCGTTCTTTTATACATAAAGCGAACAACTATGATAATATAGATGATAAGGTTGAAGATCTACAAAAACAAATTACTGAGGTAGAAAAAAATTCACAATCAGCATACTCCGAAGGAAAAATAGATGGGTATGCGGAAGGAAGAGAACATGGCACATCCGACTGAGCACATAGCAGCAGCATTTGAAACATTTAAACAAAGAAGCGAGGTTTATGGTGATAATTATTTAACTCATGGAAAAGTTATGATGGCACTTTTTCCTAATGGTGTGGATCTTAAAACTGAGAATGAATATAATAGATTTGGAATTATTAACATGATGGTTGCAAAGCTAACAAGATATTGTCAAGGCTGGCCAAATGCACACCAAGACTCGATCCATGATTTAGGTGTATATTCTTTTATTCTTGAAAGTTTAGATGATGATAGTGTTTGATCTTGAAACAACAGGCTTGCCGATGGCTGAGGGTGCAGATCTTAATCTTCAGCCTAGAATAACTGAGTTCGGAGCAGTTAAGCTAGATGAGGAGCTTAATGAAATTGGCATATTAGAATTTATGTGTAATCCAGGAATACCACTCGATCCAAAAATAACAAAAATAACTGGGATAACGGATGAAGATCTTTCAAGCAAAAAACCATTCGTTTCGATGCTTGATGAGGTTTGTGAATTTTTTTTAGGCGAGCGAACTTTGGTTGCACATAACTTGCCATTTGACAGAACTGTGCTCAAGTTTGAGCTTGAAAGATTGGGCAAGGTGACGAGCTTTCCTTGGCCACCAGAGCAAATTTGTACTGTTGAAGTTGGCGAAACGATATGGAATAAAAAACGTAAACTTAGTGATATTTATCTTGAGGTTACAGATAAAGAGCACAAAGGTGCTCACCGATCAATCGCAGACGTTCGTGCTCTGATAGAAATTGTTAAGTGGTATAACAAGGAGGGGCATTTAAATGGCTAACTGGCGACAAAAGGTTGTTGATTGGAACCATGAAAATGCTGATTGGGATGGTGAAGAGCAACTTCAAAAATCAATAAAAGACGCTCAATCAAATATACATTATCTTAAACTTTATGGCACAGGTGGTTGCATTTTAGATATAGGATCAAATATAGGAGAGTTCGCGATCGAAGCATCACATCTTTTTGATAAAGTTTTCTGTTATGAAGCACATCCGATGTCTTATAAAATCTCTTTGTCTAGATCTTCAAAGTTTAAAAATATAATGATTGAAAATAAAGCTGTTTGGAAAAGCAATGGGGAACAACTTTTCGTTTCGACACCTGAAAATTCAACAGGTGCAACAGCTAGGGAAAAGAAATTTTACCCAAGTCGAAAAGAAGGATATTACAAAATAGTTGATTCTGTTTTATTTGATGAATTGATGATGACTAAAAATCCAAGAGTAATTAAAATTGATATTGAGGGTTGTGAATATGAAATATTGCCAAATGCTGAATTTAATGATTCTCTTGAATTTATTTCTGTTGAGTTCCATCAGCCTTTTGTTTCACCATCAAGAATTAAAAAATTTAATCAATGTTTGGAGAATTTAAAAAATAATGGATTTTCAATTATCAACGATGTTAATTTAAAACCAAGAAAATTACTCTATTTCATAATAATTTTTCAAAGAAAGAAGAACACATGAGCACATTTAAAATCAAAGTTCGAGAAAAAAATGACGACAAAGGAAAAATATACAGCATTTCTTGTAAAGAAATAGAGCTTGCTTTATGTCGTGATAAATCAATAGCTAAATTCATAATGGATTCAATTGCCAGCCAAGGAAAAGAAAAAGTAGATGCTGCACTTAAAAATAAGAAGTGAATATTCATTTCGTACAGCTTATGGACCAATTGATAAAGTTGTAGAGGCTTGTGAAGGTGATGCTGTTGGTCTGTGTGATACAGGCACTTGGGGTCATGTTGCTTTCCAACGAGCCTGTAAAGAGGCTGGAAAGAAGCCAATATATGGTGTAGAGATAGCTTTTGTTGATGACGCAAGATCAAGAGAAAAACAGCCAATTAATTACATGTCATTTATAGCTAAAAATAATAAAGGTTTAAAAGAAATTTACGAGCTTGTTACTAGATCTACAGATAATTTTTATTACATACCTCGCCTTGATTATTCCGATCTTTTTGATATCTCTGATAATGTAATAATACTTTCAGGGGCTAATCCAAACTGGGGAATGCTTCCATCAACTCATAAAGAGAATCTTTATGTAGAAATTGGACCAATGAGCACCAAGAAGTGCCTAGAGGCAGTAAGCAAAGGTTTTAAACCAGTCGCAGTGAGTGATAACTTTTATCCGAGAGTTACAGATAAAAAGGTTTACGAGGTTTTGACAGGACGCAATCGTCAATCAAGAACCAAGCCAATGCATGTCCTTAATGAGTGGGAGCTTAAATCTGTTATAAAATGGCTTCCAGAAGAAGCAATAGCAAACACATATGCAATATCTGAGCAATGTGATGCAAACCTCCCACAGGCACAAATGGTTCGTTATAATACAAAAAAGACACTCAGATCTCTTTGTATTTCAGGAGCAAAAAAACTTAATATAGATCTCGATGATAAAAAATATTCTGATAGATTAAATCACGAATTAAAAATGATATCTCAAAAAGAATTTGAAGATTATTTTTTTGTTATAGCAGACATGGTAGATTATGCTCGCAAGCATATGCTTGTTGGACCAGCAAGAGGATCTGCAGCTGGGTCGCTTGTTTGTTACCTAATAGGAATAACAAGTGTCGATCCAATTGAGCATGATCTTCTTTTTGAAAGATTTATTGATGTTACAAGAGATGACCTTCCGGACATTGATATTGATTTTCAAGACAATCGCAGGGAGATGGTTTTCGAATATCTAAGGAATAAATATGGACCAGAGAAAGTTGCACACCTCGGTACAGTTTCAAGATATAAAGCCAAGAGCACAATAACAGAAGTATCCAAAGAGCTTGGCATTCCATTATGGGAGGTGAATGATTTAAAAGGTGCTATTATTGAAAGAAGTGGTGGAGATTCAAGAGCAGCATTTTGCATTTTAGACACATTTAATGAGCTAGATATTGGAAAACAAATTTTAGAAAAATATCCACAAATGAAAATAGCAGCTGATATGGAATACCATGCAAGGCACAGTGGTGTTCATGCAGCAGGAATACTCGTAACAGAAAAGCCAGTTCATAATTACTGTTCAGTTAGTAGCTATGGAGGTTCTGCTCAAATAGATAAAAAAGATGCTGAGTCTTTGAATTTGTTAAAGATAGATGCTCTCGGTTTAAGAACATTAAGCATCCTTCAAGACATACTTGATCAGATAGGTTGGGAGAGAGATAAGCTAATAAACTATCCATTAGATGACAAAGAAGCATTCGCTATATTAAATGATGAAAAGTATGCTGGCATATTTCAGTTTGAAGGTTATGCTCTGCAATCTGTTACAAGACAAATGAAAGCTCATCATTTTGAAGACATTGTTGCTATAACTGCTCTTGCTCGTCCTGGACCACTAAACTCAGGAGGTGCAACAGAATACATAAAAAGACATACAGGAGAAGCAAAAAAAGAATATCTTCATGAGCTAGCAAAAGACACAACTGAAATAACAAATGGAGTTGTTATATATCAGGAACAGGTTATGAGGATTGGAAGAGAGATTGGAGATTTGTCTTGGGAGGATGTAAACCAATTAAGAAGAGCTATGAGCAAATCTCTCGGACAGGAATTTTTTGATAGATATTTTGAGAAATTCAAAATTGGTGCAGGGAAGAAAAATGTTACAGAGGAAGAGGCAAAGAAAATATGGGATCATATTAACACTATGGGCAGTATGGCTTTTAATCGTAGCCATGCTGTTAGCTATGGGATTCTTTCTTATTGGTGCTGTGTTCTTAAGTATAAATTTCCTCTTGAATTCGCTTCAGCTTGTCTTCGAAATGTCAAAGATGATGCTCAAGGTGTAAAGTTGCTAAGAGAAGTTGTCCGAGAAGGAATGTCTTATAAGCCATTTGACAAATTTAGATCTTTGGAGAACTGGTCTGTCCAAGATGGAGAATTAATAGGTGGATTAATTGGCATAAAAGGTATTGGTCCAAAAATGTCAGAGGATATAATAAGAAGAAGAAAGATGGGAGAATCTTTAACACCAAGACAAGAGAATCTTTTAAACAATGGCACAACTCCATACGATGACATATTTGAATGTGAACGTAGGTGGGGGCACATCAAGAAAAATCCAAAAGAACATAATATCGTTTCTGAAATTACAGACATTCAAGATCTTGATGCCGACAATCCTGGAACATTTGTTTTCTTTGGAAAGTTAATGGAGAAAAATTTACGTGACATGAATGAAGTTGTAAACTTGGCCAAGCGTGGTGGTCGGAGAGTTGAGAATAATAATCTTTGGCTCAACTTAACATTCGAAGATGACACAGCACCAATCATCGGAACAATAGATAGGTTTAAGTATAACAAGATGGGCAAACCTATTGTTGAACAATCACGTGATGGAGACTGGTTTTTAGTCAAAGGCCAGATCAAAAAAGGTTTCAGAAAAATTTATGTTGAAAACATTCGTAAACTTGATGACTCTTAAACTATTGATATAATTGAGAAAGAAAATACTTTACTTTTGTGCCAAAATAAAAGAGAATAACAAAATTGAGAAAGGAAATGAAATGTCTGATTTTGATTCTGAGTTGTTTTCATTAGCAGATGAAACTATTGCAGCACTGGCCAGCCCCAAACGTGGGCTGGTTGCACAGCCTAACATTTTTAAAATAGCAGGCTCTAATTCTCGTAAAGCATCTAGCACTTTTTATAAAAATATGCGTCAAGCAACAAGATTTGTTCTTGAGGATGAACTCACAGAATATGTTGCTAGAATGTCAACACAGATTAGTGCTAAAGAACTTTATGAAATGCTGACTGAGATTTCACGACTTCCAACAAATCTTGTTTGGATCGAGTGGAATGAAAAAATTAGAGTCAGAGAGATAAACACATCTTTGGACAATTTTATTGAAGACACCGAGCTAGATCACATATCAGATCGTGTTGGATATCTTTGCGAGACCACCGGAGATGAAACTGCGATTTTTACAATGGCTTTTCAAGATCATAAAGTGACAAATAACTCTATCGGATCAGAAAAAATTTACATCGCACCGATAGGTTTTGAACTTAATTTCTCTGGTCCATATTCTGAAAAAGAAAACCGAGAGCGTGTCGCAGATTTTCTTTATGATGATAAAGATAAAACAGTTGATGGAACTCTCGACACAGGAATCGATGGATACGATAGCTATGAGAGTTTTCAGTCTGCTAACAGAGAAGCTGCAAGCCAGCTTCTTTCTCGCTGGTGGGTCGACCAAATGGCTGGTGAAAGAATGTTTGATCTTGTTGACTCAATTGCTATTTGCCAGACAAACGCAGTTCATTGGTGGTGCCAGACAGACAATAACAATTTTGATGCTGATGTTTTATCGAAAGTAAGTCAAATGTCAATAACTTCAGCACAAGGTGATGCTCGTTTTATGATTTGTCTTCTTGGTGTTTTAAACTTTGACTGGTTTATCAATGAGCCAACAAAGAAATTTTCTCACACAAGAGTTCGTTATGGTAAAGTTCGCAGAGGAAATGATTATCGGGTTATAACTCTTAAACTTCCAAAAAAGACTGGGCAAGTTATAAATATTAATCAGCATGAAAACAGCACAGCAACAAAGAGACTGCACGAGGTTCGTGGTCATTGGTGTGTTAGGAGAAGCACAAACAAACGCTATTGGCGTAAAGCACATAAGCGTGGAGACAAGTCTCTCGGAACAATCACAAAAGACTATAAGCTAGACCATTGATATACAAAACAAAGAAAATAATTTACTTCTGGAGGAAAATAAGAGACAATAAAATTATCTGAGAAAGGAGGAGATTTGTTTAGAATTTTAACAGCTGTAATTTTATTTTTATTATCATCACCTGCAATAGCTAATGATGAACAGCAGTGTTTGCAAGAAGCTATGTATTTTGAAGCGAGGAGTGAAGGTAAAATAGGAATGCTAGCTGTTGGCATTGTAATAAAAAATAGAGTTATTTCTAGCAAATATCCTAAAACATACTGCAGTGTAATTCGTCAAGGAAGATATTTTAATGGCAATCCTATCAAAGACAGGTGTCAATTTAGCTATTGGTGTGATGGTAAAAAAGAAGAACCAACAGACCAAAAATCTTGGTTGTCTGCAGAAAACATTGCAAAACTTGTAATGAAAAATGAAATAATTATTCATGGCATTGAAGATGCAACTCATTATCATGCCAGATACGTATCTCCAGATTGGTCTATTTCGCATAAAAAGTTAGCTAAAATAGGACAACATATATTTTATGAGGCACCACGTGCAAATTGAGAAAGCAAAAGGTCGGTATTGTTATGCAAATGTCAAGTTGACATCTGAAGCAACACAAAATCTGAGAAATTTTCCAGGATTTAGCAAGTGGATTGGACGTAAAATGATGTTCTCTCCAACAGGAGCAAATATAAAACATATTCAAAAACACTGGCCAGATGCTCAGTGGGATGAAGAATCAAAATTCATTCTTGATAATTATATAATGTCACTTCGTGCAGCTGAAGACAGAGAAAAATTTTCTGTACCAGAGAATGATGATTACATGTTTGAGACCAAACCATTCGAACATCAACGCAGAGCATTTTATATGTCAAGAGACAAAGATAATTTTGCACTTTTGATGGAGCAAGGAACTGGTAAAACAAAAATAATAATTGACACTGCAGCTTATCTTTATGCAAAAAGCAAAATAACAGCTCTTGTAATAATCGCACCAAATGGAGTTCATCGAAACTGGTTGAGGAATGAGATTCCATTTCATTTACCAGAGTGGTGTCCAAGGAAAACAATATACTATTCAGCATCCATGAAGAAAAAAGACATGGAAGAATGGGCTGGTGTTCAAAAATCATCAGACAGTCTTAAAGTATTCTCTTTTAATGTTGAAGGATTTGTCTCAAAAAAAGCTCAAAACCTAATTAGCAAAATTATGATATCAGAAAATGTATTACTTGTTGTTGATGAAAGCTCTCGTATAAAACGTCCAGGAGCAAAGAGAACAAAGTTTATAACTCAAATTGGCAAGCAAGCAAAATATCGCAGGATACTAACTGGCACTCCAGTTACCAAAGGTCCAGAGGATGTTTACAGCCAGTTTAAATTTCTTGATCCATACATACTTGGCTATGAGAGTTTTTACTCTTTCCGAGCTAGATATTGTGTAATGGGTGGTTTTGAAAATAGACAAATTATAGCTTACAATAACATTGATGAATTAACAAAAAATATTGAAGGGCATTCATACAGAGTGTTGAAAAAAGATTGTTTGGATCTTCCTGATAAAATATACCAGCGTGCATATGTTGAACTATCAGAAGCTCAGAGACGTTTATACAACACAATGAAAGATGATTGGGTTGCAGACCACCAAGAAGACACCATTGAAGCTCCTGAAGCTATTACAAGGCTTTTAAGGCTACAGCAAATAACATGTGGTTGGTTTCCATCAGAAACACCAGTGCCAATAGATGAAAAGAATCCGAGATTAGAGCTTCTCAAAGAGTTGCTAAGTGACATTGATGGAAAAGTTATTATTTGGGCACGCTTTAGAGCCGATTTAAAAGCCATAGAGGACGAGTTAGGAAAGCTCGCAGTCGCTTACCATGGAGGAGTGTCTAATGACGCTAGAGCAAATGCTGTAGATTCTTTTCAAAATGATCCTAAAATCAGATATTTTGTTGGCCAGCCTCAAAGTGGTGGAATTGGTTTAACATTAACAGCAGCAAGCTATGCAATATATTACTCAAACAGTTTCGATCTTGAAGTTAGGTTGCAGTCAGAAGACAGATGCCATCGGATAGGCACAACCAACAATGTAACATATATAGATATCGAAGCAAACAAAACGATTGATAAAAAAATTATAAAAGCTCTGCGAGATAAAAAGAGTCTTGCGGATATGGTTACTAAAGATCCAATGTCAATTTTTATGGAGGATTAAAATGGCGAAATATACGGACGAGTTTATAATAAAGATAAAAAAAGATGCAGAGAGTATGACTGTAAAAGAAATTGCAGAGAAACATCATATGACAACTGGGAAAATAAAATACATTATATACAGAGCTAAGCCAAAAGTTAGTTCTGAAGAAATTTCTAAAAAAGAAAGACGTGATATAATTTTCGGTTTAGACAGAAAAAAGAAAAGAAAAAGAACTTTTTTGGAGTGGCTTTTTGGATGAGCGAAAAAAATTTCTGGAATTTAATAAGAAATAATCTTGATCTTAAAATGTATCGTGTTGAGAACAGAGTCTCTTCTGGAATGCCAGATGTTCATTATGTTTCAGAGAATGGTTCTGGCTGGATTGAATTAAAATACATTCCGGAGTTTCCACTTAAAGGAAAAATGAAAACTGGAATAAGACAGTCACAATATCTTTGGCATGAGATGTACAAACGCCATGGTGGCAAAAGCTGGGTTCTTGTTCGAGTTGGCAGAAGAGGAGTAATTCTTGTAAAAGGTGGTGTTTTGAGAGAGGTTGCAAAAGGAATATCTGTTTCAGATGTTATTGATAAATCAAGCTGGTCTCATATGGGTAATTTAGAAAAACAAGACTGGGAAAATTTAAAAGGAGTTATAAATGGGAAAGATGAAGAAAATTTTAGAGACATCGGAGAGGGCAAATGATCAATGGTTTAAAGATTATTGGTGGAATCTTGCTAATTGGCTTGCTCACAGGCATGAGTCCATCCACGGATACTCTCTGGTCGAGGAAAGTGATGAATTGCCAGAACAGCAAGTGCTCCATTGACACAATAACTTGGTTGTCAAACCAAGAAATAAACAATGAACAAGGGCATCAAGTTGAGCTAACAAAACATTTTTGCAAAAAACCGGAGCACTGGGTTAAAGTTCTCAGATCAATGGCAGTCAAAGATGGAAGGCACAACATGCTTTTCAAAGATCAGGTTATGATAGGTAATTGCTTCGAAATGTCGTTCCAGAAAAAAGCAGTTATATTTGAGATAGCAAAAGAAGGAAATGGGTGGCTTGTTCGCAGAGCACAGTGGCTTTATGATCAACCGGAGGAAATGTATCAGGGGTATTTAAAATGAATGTTTTTACAATAGTTGTTTCTTTGCTTTGGCTTTATCCTACAGATAATTTTGAATTAACTAATGTTTATGAGATAACACACTATCGTGGTTCTGAAATAAAATTTGACACATTAGAAAAATGTTTTTTTCATGTCGAAGAAAATTATAATGAGATAATAATTTCTGTTAATGAAATATATAAAGGAAGAGCACTACCATTTGAAATTTTTTGCAAAAGCTCTGTTTCAACTTAATTAAGAGTTTTGCGGATGTTTTCCATTATGTAATTTTTTCATCATATCAGCCTCTTTAAACAACATCTCTTGACCCATCTCCAGACGAGCCAACCGAGAGTTTAAGTCTGCCAAGTTATCTACAGAATTAATAGAAGCTAACGTATTAACACGAGCCGTAAGTACACTTCTGTCCGACTCAGCATTGTCTAATCTTTCGTCGAAACTAGCTTTATACTTATCGTGGTTTTTATGAAACTGCTCAAGGTCTTGCATTACACGACTTAAATTAGACTTAACAACAGCGTAACCTCCAACAACTGTTGCTAATAATAAAACACCCTGCATGGCATGTGAAGCAGTTAGTTCCATTTTAATTCTCCTTTAGCATTTATTTTAAAATTAACTTTTTAATATGTTTTCTGCCTAAATACAGTTCTAGTTCAGCTTGTGATTTTAAACACTCAAACCGAACATTACTATTTGATTTTATCTGCCTCATGGCAACTCGTTTGCCTTTCAGGCATACGGACATAGATGGCTGAATTCGATGTTCTTTAATCTCGTTATTCACCATCATCATCAATGCGATTACTGTTTCAATCATTTTAAGTTCCCATTTTCTCGAACTTTATCTTTTAATTTTTCAATATCACTTAAAGCCTTTTCCAATTGTTTTTCTATATGTGTCAACATAACTTGGTTATGAATATTCTTATCTAAAAGCTCTTGATGTTTCTCAACTGTCTCATAGAGATCTTCGAGAAGTAGGAACTGTTCCTTATCAACTGTGGTCTGTTCACTAGCTTTTAAAAGATCAGCGTTCATAAGCTCACGGCTAGTTTCTAGGCTAGTCAGTCGTGCGGTTATCTCTGTATATGCAAAGATACCCATAGAAACACCTATTATTATGCCAACCATATTTTTAATAGGCATTGCCACGGCTGTTTCTGAACTAACTTCCATTATTATTGATTCCTTGGCACTAGTCGTATAAAGTCTAATACAAATCCTAACTTAGATGGAAAT